GTGTTTTGCGCATGGTGGCCCCCCAATGGGCGTAGTGTTTGTGTCACCCATCCGGGCGAGCCTCCTTAACAGGCTTGTGTTTGGTGGGAAGTGTGGCCCCTGAGTAGAAGCAGGGGCCACACGACTCTGAAACTTGGCTAGTTCACGAACCCTTTAGCCGCGATCAACGGGGCAGCGAAGAACCGCCCGATAGCATCAGCGATTTCCTTCCGGAAATGCGTGGTGTCCGTCGGAATGAAAATCGACGGGGGCGCTTCCTTGTTCGCAATCGCGGCAGTGTCCGCAGCAGTCGGCGTGAGGCCCGCGTCAGCCAGTGCGGGGCCGATCAGGTACTCCATCACCGAATAGAAGTTTCCGGGGAACATGGTCTTCATCTGGTTGATGGTGTCCCACACTCGCGTGTAACCAGCAGTACCCACAGTTTCCGTAGACCGGAGCGTCGGGCCGAAGAACAAGACCCGCTTCTCACCGGCAGGCAGGAAATCCAGCACCTTACGGTGGTTAGCCAGGATGTGCTTAGCCATGTCACCTTCAAGACCAGTAACAACAAAATCCCAGTCGTTCCGGGCAGCCCAGAAAGCAAACGGTGTGGTCTTCACAAGGTTCTGCCCACTCACGAACAGCGTGGAACCTGACACGGCCAAAGCTGTTCCGCTGGTAGTCCTCGTGAACGTCCACGCGTTAGTAGAGAACGTGAACGCCAGAGTCCCCGGAATGCCCGCCAGCGAGCCGGCGTAAACACGGTCGCGGGGGATGTAAGACTTGAACTTAGTAACCACAGCAACCGCACCTGACGCGGGGATACTGCCGCCCGTCACAGTGAAGTAGAGCTGATGGACGCCCATGCGGATCAGTACCTCATCCGTGGTGTCACCGGAGCGGCCCCGGTTGTTCACCGTTGTTCCAGTGAGGACCGTACCGGCTCGTGCAGGCCAAGCCTCGGATGTCAGCCATGTCTGTCCGACTCCGCCACCCTCGGTGAGGGAGTCGCCCCACGCGTCGAAGGATGTCCGTGAGGGGGTTACGGGCACGTCCGTCGCCCACGCCTGGAAGTTGTTACTTAGGCTCGTGCGGCGAGACACGATAGGCCCTGTTGCGCTCCACTCAGTGAGGACCTGCATCGTCACACCGTTCGACACGGAAACCCGTTTAACCTCAATCTCAAACGGGTTCACAACGCCAGGGTTGTTCAGTGTGCTCGTCGCAATCGTGGACGTTTCAGTGCGGTGCCGGCCCGGTGGGAGGGTGTTCAAGTCCTGCCCCGAAGCGATCACCGAACTCTGCGACGCAGTCGTTTCCCACGTCGTGAAAGTCCCGTTGACGTTCTGCATGCGGGACCACATACGGCCAGGGTTAGTAGTGGCGTACTCGATGGCGATCTGCGCAACCCGACCCGGCGCGACAGGGAGCACGTCAATAGGGCCCGCGAACCCGCCAGTCACCGGGGGCAGGTTCGTCATCGTCAAAGCGTTTGTGAAACTGTCAACGCGGTACTGCCGCATATCAACGACAGTGTTCCAGTCCGTGCCGTTCGGAACCGTCAGCGGCTTGTTGACGATGTTCCAGTTCGCAACGTCATACGTGGCCCCGGAAGTGAACCCGACCTTAGCCGAAACAACATCACCGTTCGGGGAGATGACCGTCTGCCCCGCAAGGTAAGGGGTGCTTGCCTTCCACGAGGAAGCGTCACCGGGGGGGCCCTGAATACCTTGTGGTCCGCGGAGGTTGGCAACGTAGACCCATGCCCAGTTGTTAGCCATTAGACGTTCCTCCATTGGTAGAGATTCCCCGTGTTCAAGGGGTTAGCTGTGTTGGTGGGGTCGTCTTTAAGCCAGAACGTCCACTTGCGGGGGTTGTCCGGTGCGGACAGGGAGACGTAGATCATGGCCGTGTTCTTCGGGGGCCTACCGAACAAGTCACTGAACGAACCGCCACCAGTAGGGACCTGTAGGTTCCAGTCGGGGAAGTCCGCCTTGACATAGTTGCCGGCGCTATCAAGCCACTGGATGCTGACCGTGTACCAGGCGTCGTCCAGCATGTCTTCCGTGGACTGCAATGGCGCCGTGAACGAACCATCAGACGCGGGCTGAACAGTCAGCGGCTGTGTCGGGAGCATCACCCCCGCCTTAGCGTGCGGGCCGTTCAGGGTGAAATGTATCTCTGGGTACTTCCCAACGAGGTGACCACCCCCAACGTCGGTCAAGTTGCCGGTAACGTTTGGCATGTCGCCTCCTGGGGCAAGAAAATAGACGCCCACAGGGGACGCCTAGAAGTTATGAAGTTGGGGGAGTGGGGCTAATCTGTTGGCTTCGTAGCGCTATCAATGACTGCTGTAAGCTCGCCGATAATCCGGTCCTTGACCTTGACCTGAGCGTTCGCCGTAGCCAACGCCAACTGACAATCAGCCAACGCCTGCCGGAACTCAGAAACAATCGAGTCATGCACGAGCTGAAAATCTTGTGGATCCACTGGCACTCCAAAGTCTGTTAATCTGTGAGGCTGTCCAGTAAGATCAACCCATGAGGAAAATTGGGGGACTCGCAGCGGCGTTAGTCCTGCTCGCGTGTACAGCCTCAGCGGCGCCCGCAGCAGTGAGCCAGCCAGGTAAGGCAGTCGCCGCGATCCAGCGCACCAGCATCCAAACGGATATGATCGCCGAACTGCGCCCCTACCTCACCAAGCTCGTAGCCACCGACGCCGAACTAATGAGCGAAGGCTTCGGAGCCTGCGCAAACCTGCTATTCCGTGACAAGGACGAATACCGTCAAGCGGTCCTCAAGGACTACCCAGACATAGCAGTTGCCGTTGACCATCTGACAGTTGCCGCCGCAGCCAAGAAGTACCTCTGCCCTTAAGGCTTGTAGTAGAACTGCTGGGTGCTTGGGTTGTAATACACGTTCGCGGCACTTGCCGTAGTGGGCATCCCGGTGTTGCGCATCGGCCCGTTGATCGTCACGTACGTGGTCCCAACATCAACACTGTTAGCTCCCGCGAACATTGACGCGGTGTCGTTCGATAAGAAGCCCGCGTTGCCTGCGCCCTTCATGACGGTCACGCCTGATGCGCCTTGCAATCCTCCGCCGCCAGAGAACGCCACGGACCCGCCAGAAACGGACGGGTCCAGGGTCATTGCTGACCCCACCTTGATCTTGCCGGTTGTCACGTTCAGATCGTTCTTGAGCGTAGTCACCCCTTCAACTGAAAGGGTGCCAGTCGTTTTCATCGGACCATTCACATTGAAGTCGCCCGTGACGGTCGTGTTACCGGCGATGGTCGTAACGCCGTTGAGGTCCGTGGGCCCGGTCTGGGTGAAATGACCAGCAGACGTTACGTCACCCGTAATCGTCAGGTTCCCTGCCACATCAGTCGGCCCATTCAAATTTACGTCGCCGGTCGCCGTGAACGTTCCTGTCATATTGATCGTGCCAGTAGCTTCCAACAACCCCGAGATAGTAGCTGACCCGCTAACAACGAGCCCGCCATTCTCAATCGTGATCCCGCCGCCACCATGAACCCGGATCCCACCACGACCAACAGCCATGTTGTTCTGATTCGACGCAAACTCCAAAGCCCGCAAACGGCGAAGAATGTCACCCAGGTTACCCTGCGCCAAGTTATCGATCTGTCCCACGTCAGCCGCCCATCATCTGCATCTGCAACGTGATCCACTCACGATCAAAATCGAACTGAATAAGGCGCCAGTTATTCCAACCAGCACCAAGGAAGCGGAAGCCAGTCGTCTTCACCCGGCACGTACCACCAAGGACCAGATCACCAAGCTTCACAGTCCCACCAACCGGGATCCGGAAACTGAACTGCTTTGTAGTTTGGTTAGCTGAGTACAGGTCAGACCATGCCCGGTCCTGCAACTGTCCACCATCATGAATGTCCTGATACGAGCTGACCCGTTCGAGCGCCGGCATGTCATCAATGAACAACGAAGCCGACCGGGCAATCATGTCCTCGCCAGAACCCTCACCCGTAGCAATCACACGGTTCGCGATCTTATCCGCGTTCGTCTTCAACCTCGGCTGCGACACCTCCGATTTCTCAGCCGTCGCATCCCACTCCCAAAAACCAGAAGTCAGCACACCGGAACGCATCACCCACTCAAGGGTTTCCGTGCCAGCAGCCCACCGCACGTCAAAGTCCACGTCAGGGCCCTCATATGTGTCGATGATCTCCTGCAACGCGTCCTCAACCGTGATGAACTTATAGCCCTCATACGTTCGCGAGTGCGGGCCTGCAACGTCCGCAGTCGTAATCAACGGCAGGTCATACTTATCCGCGGGCGCGCCGTCCATGCCCTTCTTCACCACAAGGTTCGCGATAGTCGGCAACGAACGACTAGACCATGTAAGAGGCGCGCCGGCAGGGGCCGTACCATCACGGTTCGCCAGCAAGTAACGCCGCGCTAGGATCCACCAAATGTCATAGTGAGTGACCGTGACCGTTCCCGCCTGCAAGTCCTCATCAATGTCAACGATCAGACCCGCATAAACAGCGTTCCCGTCTTCCTCAGCCACAAGCACACGAGCCAATGGGGCTAACGTCTGCAACGTCACAACCTCAGAAACCTTAGGGTCTTTCACATGGAACGTAGCCGACCCGCTTCGACCCACATTCAAAGCCCGCGACCCAGTAAACGACGTAGCAGGCAACTCAACCTTGTCACCCCATGTGGCCGTACTAACGGAAAAATACCGCATCATACGGGCCCCCTAAATGTAAGTGTCAAGCAATGTAAGAGTCGCCGTAGCCGTGCCAGTCGTCACCGGAGCGATGGAAAGAGAGGTCACAACGCCAGGGTTAACCGCAGGCGTGAACCCCCACCCAAGCCCCCCATGAACAATCGCCCCGTTAATACGCAACCGACCATCCGCGTAGTCGATGCTGTGAGGCGACGCAAACCAAAGCGGCTGAGTCACCGTGAACACCTGACCCATGATCGTCAGCGTGTACCCGTCAGGCATCGTCCCCAAAACGGTGATCTTCGGTGAGGCGTTATAGTTCCCGCGGTGATGAACACCCGCAGCGGGGGCCCCAACAGAAGCGGCCCAAGAGCGCGCCTCCCCGTACTTCCGGGGATCCGTGAACTTGAGCCGCACCTGCCACTGCGCAAACCTGTCAGTCACCGGCAAAAACTTCGCACCACTATTCCGCTTCCCATCAGCCCACAACGTTGGCCCATGCCCAGCAACCGTGAACCTGCCAAACATCGGTGACGCGAAATACGCCTGAGCCTCATGCATCTGCTCATGCGAATCCGTATGCAAACTGCCTGAGAGAGTCAGCAAACGCGCCTGGTTATACGTCGGAAGGTCCAACTCACCATCAGCATCAGGACGATCAACAACCTCACCCTTCACATCCGGCGAACCCCACCAATCCTCCATACCACCAGTAACCAACCAACGCCCGAAACGATCAACCCCAGAAAAAGTACGTGCGCCCCAAGTAACCCGTTCACCTGCCAAGGCGCACCCCCTGTTCCTGTAGTTTCCAGCTCACAATCGACATGACCTCATCAGCCACCTCGCGCGGAGCAGTAGAACCGTTCACCTCAAGATTCACGTTCACCGTCGTACCGGCACCCGCAACAGGCGCCGGCGCATACCCGGCCTGAGCAGCCGAATACTCCTTGAGCTTCGGGAACGTACCAGCATTAATGGCCGCCAACTCAGTGTTGTACTTATCGCTGTTGCGCCCGTTGATGATCCACTCCTGGCCCTGCAAACCAATAGGCTTGCCACCATTCACGAACCCGAAAACGTTGTCCTTAGACATGTCAGAAGGCCTCGGGTAAGGTACCCTGCCTCCAGACCAGAACCCTAGAATGTCGCCAACGCGACCACCAGTAGCACCACCCGCGATCTGCCCCGGCCTTGCAGGATCAGGGCCACCGCTGATCGAAGACATGTAATCCCGCTGGATACGCTCAATGGTCGTGATAGTTACCGTTGAGTTCTTGCCATCCAACGCATCAGCCTTAGCCTTAATCCCGTCCAACTTCGCCGTCGCGTTATCATTCACCCACGTCGAAATCGGGACTTCCTTCGGGATACCCAAAGCCTTACGCGCCATCGAATCAGCCGCGTCACCCGTGATACCAAACTGCCCAGCCGCAGCCACAAGATCGTCATAAGACGCCTGCAAACTGCTCTGCAACACACCCTGAGCAGCAGCAGAACCCTGAGAAGCCAACGTCTCAGCAGCCTGCGCCTCAGCCGTAGCCATAGCAGCAGAAGCCAACCCGTTATAAGCAGTCTGGTTAGCACGACCCTTCTCCGTGTTCACATCAAGAGTCGTACCATTCGACTTGATCGACTCAGTAACAGCATCAATCGCAGCCTCATAAGCAATCACCGAATCCGAAGCCGACAAATGCAACAAGCCCGCGTTGAACAACGACTTCGCGAACTTATCAATATCGCCAACCGAACCATCAGCCTTCAAGCCAATGTCCTCAAGAGCCTTAGCCAGATCCTCAGCAGACGGCTTAGCGCCCTGAGCGGCCAGCTTCACAGCATCCATACCGGACGCTGATCCCATAGCCTTAGCCTCAATCGTGCCCATCGCAATACCAAGCAACGTGCTGTCATCAGTTGACTTGCCAGCAGCCTTAGCCTGTTCCTCAAGACTCTTACGATAAGCAGGCATGTACTCAAGCAAACGCTTAAGCGACTCTTCGGAGCCGTTGGTTTCCTTAGCCATCGACTGGAAAGACTTAGCCGCCTTCTCAGCGTCCAAACCCGCGAGAGTCTCCCCGAACTGCTTCATCCGATCACGGGCCCGCTCAGAAGTGGACTCAAGCTTCAACATGCCAAGCGAACCAATGTTGCCAATCGTGACCAGAACATTGTCCACGCCACCCCAGAACCCAGGATCAGCGATGCCGTTGATCGCTTGCTGAAATGAGTTAACTCCATCTTGCTTCTGGATCAAGTCCTCAAAAGACCTGCCTAAAGTCTCGGCACCAACAGCCCCCCGCGCAGCCTCACCACTGAACGCCTTCAACGCATCAGCAGTCTCACCAGTCGGCTTGTACAGGTTGTCAATCGCCGGTTGCGCAGCGATAGACGCGGCACCCACAGCAGCGATACCCGTGGCTGCGCCCGCAGCGATCTTCCCCGTCCGCGACAAAACTGCGTTAGCCCTAGAGCCAGCCGGCGCCAATGTATCAAGCGCGATCTTCGTCTCAAGAATCTTCGGCGTCCATGTAAGGAACGCCGCGGCGCCCAGAGCGGCGACACCAACAAGCCCCGTAATCCCGGCAGCCACACCAAGAATGGGTCCCGGCACCTTGCCTATAGCGTCAACCAGACCCTCAGCGCCCTGAGTTAGGCCACGCAAGAAATCATTAGCGCCAGAGCCGGACTTAAGGAACACCGAGTCAATAGACCCGCCAAGCTTCTCAATATCCCCCGCAAGGTTATTCTGCATCCGAGCCGCAGTATCAGCAGCGTAACCCGCATCATTAACAGCCGTTTCCCACTTGTTAATGCCGTCAGCGCCCTGCTCATACATGACGTTCGCCGCACGAACAGCATCCGTACCGAACAACGTCTTAAGAGTCGCGTTACGCTGCTCATCAGACATGCCCTTGAGCGCGTTCTGCAAAATGCCCGCATACTCAGACATGCCAACGAACTTGCCCTGCGCATCATAAGCAGAGATGCCCAACTCGTTCATCAACGAAGCCGCAGCCTCAGAGTTCGGGTTCAAAGACATCAGCATCGTCTTGAACGACGTACCAGCATCCGAACCAGTCAAACCAGCCGAAGCGAACGCAGCCAGCGCACCGGTGGTTTCCTCAATCGTCAACCCCGTAGACGCAGCCACAAGCCCCGACTGATTCAACGCAGCACCAAGATCCTGAACCGAACCCTGTGCTTTACCAGCACCAGCCGCCAACAAGTCCGCGACGTGCGGAACCTTGTCACCAGACAACTTGAACTGAGTCAACGCCGAAGCAGCGATCTCCGCAGCCTCACCAACACCCAACGAACCCGCCGCAGCCAACGACAACGAACCATCCAGGCCACCAGCCAGAATGTCCTTAGTCGATACACCAGCCTTAGCCAGCTCCTCGATACCCTGGGCAGCCTCAACAGCAGAGAACGCAGTATCAGCACCCGCCTTCACCGCAGCCTCACGCAGCAACGTCATGTTCGCAGCAGACTCATGAGTTGCCGCGTCCACCGAAGACATCTGCTTATCGAAATCAGCGAAAGACTTTATCGCGAGCCCAACACCAGCCGACATGACCGCACCAGCACCAGCAACGGCAAGCCCCGAACGCTCCCACGCCTCACTATTCTTAGTTGCAGACTGAACCATCTTCCCAAGGTTCGTGTCAGCAGCCTTGCCAGCATCCTCAGAAGCCTTCTTAGTCTTCTGAGTAGCCTTAGCAGCTTCCTCCATCGCGGACTTAAAGCCCTGCACCTCAGCGCTGAAAACGACTTTGACGCGGCGATCCGCCATGAAAGCACCTCACATGTGATTAGATTTAGGGCATGGCAGAGACGCGGCAGAAAACGCCGAACAAATACCGCTGGTTAGTTTGGGGCGGACTCGCGCTATGGCTCGTCTCAGCAGTGCTCTACTACGTGAACACCGGCCCATTCAAAGCAACCCCACTGCAATGGACGGGAACCGCCGGGTTCCTACTATTCGCCTACGGATGCATCCAAACTTGGCGCACCAAACGGGCGGCGCGTAACTAGCTCGTCGTCAATCTCAACAGCATAGAAACGCTGCCCCGGCTCCGGCTTAAAGTTCTTCTGCCCAGTATGTTCCTCGACCGCGGCCTGACGCTGGCAGATCGTATCCTGAACCTCATACAAACCAGCGTTAGCCTCATTGCGGCACTCGAAACGATTACCGCCACAGACATCACACAGACTGTCCAAATAAAGGGTGTACGCAAACTCAAGGAGACGATCCTTGAACTCAGGCAACGGGCCCAAATAATCGGACGGCGACTTCTGGAAACGCTCGGAAGTCTTAAGCGCCGCTACAACTCGGCCCCATCGCCCGCCGTGGAAGACTTCGGCAAAAAAACGGCGCTCACAACAGGCACAGCAGTAGACGCCTGATGGTACGCATTGAAAATCAGGCCGAATTGCGCCGGCCCAATGACCTTCTCAAGCTTGCGAACCTGAGCAGGAGTAAACCGTGGCGACGTGATAGCGTCAGCCAGGATCAGGCGCCCAAGCTCACCCTCAGTCGCGTCCTTGTTAGCGTCCTTGAACTCTTGCTTCTCGTACTCGTAATGCCCCTGGATCCGCAACGTCAACGCGGAATCGTGGAACTGCTTAGCAGCCTCCGCGTACTTGGCGCGCAGCCTGCGCGACTCGCCAACCTCAGAAAGTGAAGGCTCAAGTTCCTCATCGGCCTCGGCGTGCTCAATCTTGGATGCAAGCTCATCAAGCTCGGCAATCAGGCCGGCCTTCTGATAAACAGTGACCGAACGCTGCGGACGGTCAGCGCCATCCAGCCAAGCATCAAGATCAAAATCCTTCGGGGTAACACTCATGGGTTAGGCTCCAAAAAGTTTGTGGGTAGGCTCTTTTGGTAGGTTGGCGGGGCGGAGCCTAAACACACCCCGCCAACCGGTCTAACTAAGCGCCCGCAGCAACAACAATGTTGTCGTACATGCGCTGCGGCTCCATCGGAATACGACGCTTAATGAAGCCCGTACCATCCGTGCGCTGCGGAGTATCAGTAGCAACCAGGCCACCAAGATAGATCTCGTCAGCAGCAGCCCACGCCTCAGTCGAATCCTTATCAGACTCGCGTGCGTAACCGTAAACCTCCGAGCCCTTCTCCAACACAGCAGCCCAACCAGTCTCGTTCGCCTCATCCGGGCCACCAGCAGTCGCGTACTTACGCCACAACGTAATACCGGTGCTGTAATTGCCCTTACCAATAGCGTTCGAGTTGTTCGCGTCACACAGGGCAGGCTCCGAAACCTTGTCAGAATCAGTAGCCGTCCACGTGAAATCGCTAGACAGAATGTCGCACGACAAATCAATGCCGGCGTTCAACTCCGTCGCAGTAGGGGCAGCCGGATTAACCGGCTTAGTAACGAGGATGGTGAACTTAGTCTTACCATCAGCAAGAACACGTGCCATTACTTGGCCTCTCCTTCATTTTCCGGCGAGGCCGGCGTGTTGGTTTCCCGCGCCTTCTGGCGGGGAGTCTTAGTCAGGTCATTGAAAGGGGCGTCCTTGCGTTCAAGCCACGCAGCAGGAACAACCTGCTTCACCCCAGTAGTTTTCGAATAGGCATCAACGAACTCAGTCATTGACTTGCCCCTTTCAGAGTTTGTTCGAGACAAGCGAGAACTCGTCAACAGCAAAAATGGGGTGCCCGATGTTCGGGATAGTCACATCGAAATCGGTTTGCGCGTCCATCAGAACGGACTGGCGCAGCTTTGACGGCGCCCACCCAGCAACCACGGGGGTTTTACGGTTCAACGCGGCGCGGACCTTCGCAGCAACAATCCCCAGCGCGTCACCAGTCAAGCCCGCGTAAGTAGCACGGACCCGCAACGTCAGAACATCAGGGGTATCACACAGCGAATCACCATCAGGGCCACCGGAAGATTCGTCGCCAAGGTCACCCCACAAACACACGTAAGGGAACACAGGGGAGGACGGAACATTCCACATGTAAACAGTCAGACCAGACACCGGCAGGAGCGCCTTCACCGCGGCGTAATGCTCCCGGATCACAGAAGCCCCTCCGTCGCCCTAAACGCATACTCGTAAAAGTTCGGCGCTTCCTCCAACATGGCATCCTCCGGATTACGCAGAGTGCCACCACCAGGACGAGACGTACCAAAATACGCGATACCAGCCAACGAAGCAGACCCCCCACCAGCCGGCCCAACCTCAGCCTCGATAACCCCATCGCCGCCAAACGAATTGACTTTGATGTCGTAGCTGATCGTCCGGGCCAACTGCTTAAAGTGCTTCGACCCAGCAGCATCCTTACGCATGATCGCCTTGGTGTTCACCGCAGACTTCGCGACAACCCCTTTGAGCTTCGGCACCATCTCCACCGGAATCAACCGGAACGAACGCGCCAACCCATCCAGATCAGAAGCATCAACACTCATGCTGTCACTTCCTCAACCCGTGTACGCTGCGCAGTCGCCCCCGTCTTATGGAAAGGCTCAGTCACCCGAAACACCCGCCCAACAAGCTGAGGATCCAACACAGCACCGATGATCGTTACTACGTCGCCCACATCAAACGGGCCCGCAACGACCGGCGTATCCCACCGTGTATCCTGCACCGTATATTGGTGCCCGCCAGCCTCAGGATTGCTCGACTGCGCAAGAGTCTGCTGAATCTTGCACGGACCCGTATACAGAAGCGTGAGACTAGCTGTTACGTTGCCATCCGCATCCGTCACCGGCTCACCAGGACGATGCACCGTACACGTATCCAAGTGCAAAGCTTCCGCTTCCCGCCTGCCATCCTGCACCGCATCAACAAAACTCATGGCGAGCCCCAAGGTCGGATACTAAACGCGTCACCGGTCGAACCCGGCAAAAGCTTCGACCAATCATCATCAGATAACTCAGGACCACCACCCGGCGTCCCCTGAATCCACGGGTCTTCCTTGGTTGAATAGTCATCAACTGAAACGGTCCGGGACTTGAGGCCCTTAGGGTTGTCAAGATGCCGGATAATCGCAACACTGATTACGCGCTTCAAAGTGTCAAGGGATGGACGCCCCGCCAAGATCAACTCGGCAAGGTTCGGGATCCGCTCGACAATCTCAGCCTCAAGATCGCCTATCCAGACCCCGACGCGGTCAAGCTCAGGGCCAGACAGTGTGCGGTCATAGCGATCCTGGACATCAGTAGCAGTCGCGTACACCATGACAGCTCCTAGCTACGGGATCGTTCGGCACGCCGCCTAGACGTGGCGCGAGGCTTCTCCGGGGTCGCCTCAACCGGGCGGGCCGACGCGTCAGCATCAACCCAGCCCTGCGAGAGGTAGTGCGCTGCAAGGTCACCCTCACAGCGCACCACCGTTCCCGCATCCGGATGAACCAAACGCGGCAAACTACGCTACGGCGTTGGTGTACTCAACGAACGCGGCAGTGTCGTTCACGAGCCAGCCGTACTCGGCTTCAGCCAGGATCGCGACAAGGTTGTTCTCGAACAGAGAAACAAGCTCACCGTTGATCGTGACAGTCGCCTCAGTGGAAACCTTGTAAGAGATGCCACCAACAGCACCCCAAGCGGTCTGCGACCAGTCGCCACCGAAGCCGATAACGGAGCCGGTCGGGTTGTAGATACCCTCACCGATGAACGCGGAACGGCCAAGCAGGCGACCCTGACGGAACGGAGCAGCGTTGTCCACTACAGGGGAGTCGATGTAGATCGGGCGCCCACCAGCGTCAACAGCACCGTTCAGGAGCGGCTCAAACCGGTCATCAAGAGCAAACCCCGAAAGGCGCTTGCCATCATCAACGAGCAGCTTCAGGCCGGCGTTGATGTCACCGTGAATGCCACCAGACGTCTGAGCGGTCGTGCCGATCTCGACAGTCTTCGTGGTCTGAGCCACGTAGGTGGAGAACGGGGTGTTCGTACCATGCAGGGCAGCAGAGTCGAACGCAGCAGCGAACGCGTCACCAACCTGGTTACGAACAATGTTCATGTAATTGCCGGGGTTCGCACGAACAACTTCCGCAGAGACAACCGCGATAGTCGCGATCTTCTTCGGATCCATGTTCTTCAGCGCAAGAGCACCCTTAGAAGCAGGCTTCTGCGCACCTTCAGCAACCCATCCAGCGGAAAGCTTCCCGGTAACAACCGGGATGGACTTGCCGTTAGCGCCAAGCTGAACCTGCGGGGAAAGCTGCTGAACAGCAGACGAGCGTGCGGCACGCTCAAAGATAGCCGCGGACTGCTCGCGGTTGAGGAACCCGGAAAAGTCCGAGGTGGTAGTAGCGGCGGTAATCGCCATTAGATGCTCCTAAGAGAAATGGACATCAGTTGATGCCGAGTTTGCTTTTCAAATCGGCCAACAGCGGATCGCCGTTGAGCGCGAGCGCCTGAGAGCCCTTCGAACCTTGCGAGGGGTCAGGCTTCGGGGTCGTCGGAGTGTTCAGCAGAGCCATCAGAGATTCCGCGTCAGCGATCAAGCTCGCCTCGTCATCACCCTGAAGACGGGCAACAAGCGCGGCAGGCAAGCCCGTATCAAGGGCAACCTTCTGACGCATCGTGGTTTTCTCGTACTCAGCGAGCCGTTCAGACGCTTCCTTAGCCGCCTTCTGAGCTCGTTCCAGTTCGGTCAGCTTCGCGGCCTCAGCGGCTTCACGCTCAGCCTGGAAAGCCTTCAACTGCTTATCCAGCGCGTTCGCACGTTTGCGTTCAGCTTCGAGAGCCTTCTTACCGCCGTCACCAAGTTCCACAGGATCGCCCTGCGGCTCAACGGTTTCCGGGGCTACCGGTTCTGCTGGGATTGCTTCTGCTGTCGGTTCCGACATTTGTTTTCCTCCATCGCGGTGGATAAAACCCCGAACAGGCATCGCGCCAGTGGGGAGAATATGGCGGCTGGTATCTAGACGATCCAGCCGTACAGTTTCAGGAGCCGCTTAGCATCAGCCGGATCCTTCGCCGTCTTGTAAATGGTTTCCGGCATCAACCGGGGCGCCTTGAGCTTGTAGTACTTGGTCCCATCGCGGAACACTGACTGCTCACGGACATATTGGGCTTGGGACATTTGCCAGTAGGCGTGACCTCGGCGCGTTGTGCCCTCGCGGGTGAACTTGATGCCCTGCCCGTTGATCTGCGCCGGCCTCACGGCCCCTTTGCGGCGGTACGCGTTGATCAGTTGGTTAGTGTCCGCACCATCACGGAACGCCTGTCCGTTAGCCTTAGACCCAAGAACACGGTCCTGCTCAGCGGACGAAAGACCGTCAAGGTACGCTTTCGGGTCAGTGCGTGCGTCATCGCCTGTGTCCTCAGTGGATGGCACATTGCGGCAGTCGCAGCCAGGGTGACGGTTGAACGCCTCCGACTGGCGCGAAGTCTTACCCGCAAGGATCACGCAACGCCCACAAGACGGCGGATTCAACATCCGAGTCCACAACCGCACCCTATGAGCGCCACCAGAAACCTTCTCAGCAGCACGCCCAGTATCAGAAAGCACCGTTCCAGTGGCGAGCGTCAAATGCCGCCCACCCCTTGCAAGCGCCTCTGCAACATCCAACCCAGCGGCAACAGCCTGCTTAGCCTGGATCACAGCCCCATACGCCATCGACGCGACAGGCAAACCATCACCAGCAACACCAACAAACCGAGAGCCCGCAGACGCATACAAAGGGTCCGACGCATCCCCCAGAACATCTGGAACATACGCCAGAGCGCCATCCGCCACCCGTTCCTGAGCCGTGAACAAAACGGACAACAGCGCAGGCTCAATACGGGCATACGTAGCATCGAAATCCTCGCCCACACCACGCCACAAACGCGACACAGCATGGGCCGCCGCCCCAATCTCAACCCGCTGCGCAGCCGAATACTTAAGCGCCGCCTCCGGTAACGTCTGCAACGCCATCAGCAGCACCCTTCGCCATCAACTGAGCAAGATACGGGTCCTGAGACTCATCCTTGAAATACTCGCGCTCACGATCCTTCCGAGCATCAGACCAACCAAGCTCATCCCAAGAACCCTCACGCGAAATGATCGGCCCGCCACCGTGCATCTTCTGCAAAGCGTCAGCTTTCTGCGCGAACGTCGGGGTGCCAGGGTCATGCCACTCAGTTTTGATCTGATTAGCCAGCGGCCAAGCACCAGTACGGAACCGCTCAGCGATACCCTGCACCCAAGCCCAACCATCGCCGTCGTTATCGTTCTTTCCCTCAACATTCAGGACAAGACGCGACTCGTCAGCACGGATAGCGCCCTCAGCAGCAGGATTAACGGAAGTCTGCCCGAAGTAACGCGTCGGCAGCCCGGTAACGGACGAAGCGAGCTGCGCGTAATGCTCCACAGTCTTGTGGAACATCGTCAGGTCGGCGCCATCAAGCTGCCCAACCTTCGCGTCCTTATTAGCGTTCGCCCACAAAGACCCGAAATACGCTTCCCACACAGGGAGCTGCTTCCCATCAGCGTCAACAAAATCGCCCTTGGACATGCCCAACACGTACCGTTTCGGGACAATGATCGTCTCAGCCGCGAGCTGCAACCCAGTCAAAGACCGCGCGGCAGCATCAACCAACGGGATAACGTCCGTCATCTCCGACTCGCCCGACCAAATACCAGTACGCCGGCGGTTCAAGAACATCACAATCGGCACACGGCCGAGCCTGTGATCATCCCGGTCCCACTCAACCCAACTACCGGTCTTCTTCTCCAACCACAAAGTAGAGTTCGGAAGGTACAGCGTCGCGTAAATAGGTTCCGGCGCTTCCTCAGTGCCGCCATACAAACGCAAAGCAGCAGAAATACGACGAGTACGAGGATCCACCACCGCAGTCAGCTCAAGAGGCGACTCAACCGTGATAAGCGGATGATCCTTGTCTTCCTCATTCGTCCCAACAGTCACAAACCCGCGACCATAAATCAGCTTATCCCGATGCAACAGCCGCGACTCAGAATCAAGGTTGTTCGCGTCCCAATGCTCACGCAAAACCGTCGAACCCTTATCCTCACCAGGAAGAATAAACGTCTTCACTCGCTGCCGCTGCTCAATCGAGTCAACACACACACGATTCCAGTTCGCGATCATCTCAAAACGACGCAACTCAGGCGGCACAGCCAGCCCAATGTGTTCCAGCCGGTGAGAGCCCTCGTACTGCTTGCCCAGCAGCTCATCCTTAGCCAACCGACTATCGCGCTGCCTGGTCAACTCCGCAAGGAGGTTCAATTCGTCTTGGCTAACAGCCACAAGCCCCCCTTAACGGAACACAAACATACGAGAATCGGTTTCTTCTTCAAAGTCCTCGGCAACAAGCGCGTCAGACCACGCCTCATAGCAGAGAATGGATGACATTGCCTGGTCGATCTTTTGGTTTTCGTTCGGCTTACCCAAGATGTACCGCTGCCCTGTCCGGGCCCGCACAATCGCGTTCAGGATGTGAACCTTAGTTGTCGGGCAACCGTCATGACGGAAAATAGACTCATCACCATTCACGGCCTGCTTAAACGACTCAAGGACCGGGTGAACCTTGGAAACACTCGAAGTCTCCCAAGCGAACACTGTCGGCCTGCCGTCATCCGACTTGTACTGTGCCTGCCACTGCTTCAGCTCAAGACGCCACGAGTCATCCTCAACAACTTCCATCGCATCAGCCTCAGCCGAGATACCACGAGCCGAACCAGCAGGGTCAAAGTACGCCCTGACCACGTTAAAACGCTCCTGCAACTCGTCAAACGCAGCACGAACCTCACCACGAGGAATCAACAACGAACCATCATGCGGGCGCCAAATCGTCGGAACCTGATGAGGGCCATAAGTCGGCGTGAACTGGTACCCATCAGCCGTCATAGCCCGGAAACCCGTCCAGTCATTGTTATTAGACAAATCGCCAGCAACAACAATCGACGTACCATCAGGAACTTCCCGCGGAGCCTTCTTGCCGTCCCACGGAACTTCCTTCAGCCACGCGCCGGCGCCCTGCACGCGACGGTTCCCGTAGAACCGTTCAGTTTCAGCCGGATCACGACGCATCGCAGCTTCAATATCGGACTCAAGACCAGGCAAGTTCATCAACACCCACGGCGCATCAGAGTAGTTGAACTTCAGGATCTTCTTCCGATCCGCCTTGACCGTCCACTTCAGATACTTGGGCGGCTCAATGTGCTGCACATACACCGTCTTATCGGCGGGGTTTTCCAGGATGTCCTTCACAACGTTGTCCGTTGCAGGATCATCCGGGTTCGTCATGATCACACCACGACCACCCATAGCCGTCAGACCGCGAGACTGTGTACGGTACACGTTCCACATGCCCTCGGTGTCATACAAGCCGCCCTCGTCCCAAAGGACGTAGGTGACACGCTGACCCAACCGGCTCTTAGCCTTAGCCGTAACAGGCACAATCTGGCACTGCTTACCACCCGGCAAGCGGATAACTTCCTCACCAGTCCGGGTAATCTGTTGCGCCAAGGGCCCAAAGTCAATCATCGGACGCAAAGAATCAAACGTGTTCGCCGTCTGCGCCTCAGAGTTAGCCGTGATCTGGATCAGCGGAGAAGACCACTTACGGGCCATCGGCTCACCAGGGTCATACGTGTAGACCCATCCACACTCGCAACCCTGCTCACTGCAATCCCAAACCTCGCCACCCTGAGCAAACCCCGCAAACAGCGCCGGCCCAACAGCCTCAACACAAATCAGAGCAGCAGCCAACGGCGACTTACCCTTTTTCTGCGCATCAACCAACACCGACAAACGATGCACGAAAGCAGCGGACTTCACATCAGCCGAAGCGTTCGAATGCACAGCATAATGGTTCCCAATGAAGCAAAGCTGATAATCCCTCAGCGCGAACGGCGGCTTGTTCCCATCAAGATCAAAATCCCCGTCAGGAACAACACAATGCTGCTCAATCCACTCAGGAACAATGTCTAACGTCGGGCCAGACCACCAACGCAAAGCCTCAGACGCATTACGCGGCTCACTTTTCACCACCCACAGCCTTCAATCTGCGCTCACGCGCTGACAGCCGACCACCAGAAGGATTAGCAGAAGGGCTTGGCTCAGGTTCACGGCGAGCCCCAACCTCATCACGGGCGATAACCCAGCCATTGCCGGCCAAGCCTGCCGGCGATAACCCAATTTGGTCAGCAAATCTGTGGAGCGAGTTCTTGTCAGCAGCTTGAGCTTCGGAAGACTCGCAAAGAGCGAAAGTCCGAACCCACATAGCAACCGAATACCAGCGCCACCGCTCACGACTCCACGCCGCCGCCTGCGGGGTAGTCCATGCCCACGCCCATAACTCAAGCTCGCGGGCGTGCCGCTCCTGGGTCGCTTCCTCATCGAACTCACGGACGGGCTTACCCTTGTCGTCTTTGTAGACGTAATAGACGCTGACCCTGCCCAGCGGAAAATCTGGCGCCTCACCCTTGTAACCCTCAGACGGGAGTGCCTGAAAGTTCACACCACGGACGGCAGAGCGACCAGAAGACGGATCCGCAGTAGGCCCAGAACGGGCACGTGCACCACCACTTGACACAGCGGCTCACCGCCCTCTCTGAAAGTTTTGAACCCTCCGCGGACTTTTTTCCCCTCCCCG